CCATTTCTCCCTTTGCAGTACTATCTGCAGAAGGCATAGTACCCTCTACAATATCTAAAAACTTACTCATGTTTATATTTATCGTAAAAGCATAATTTTATTACCTGGCTGCTTTAGATAAATATCAACAACATAGAGCAGCTGCCATTTTTTTAAAAAACGCTTAAATTTCTGAAAAGCCTTTACACTATCCTTTTTTAGCATAATGCATCTTTCTAATTCCTCTACACACATACAATCCCTATTATCTAATTTAGATACGAATTGCTGTAGATATAAATCACTAAAAATTACCTGACATGGTAATTTTTCTAAGAATTCAACAATAAAACGAGTGTTGTTATCATTTTTATTTTTTTTAAAAAAAATAATTATTTCTTTATTTTTGGATTCTTTTTTTAAAAAATCGCATAATGCTAATAAAACACTATGATAAAGAAGTTTAATACTATCGTTCGATTTGAGATCTGTTATTGAATATGAATCTAAAAGAGGATATAATTTTAGATATGCGTCATTTAAAATATAATCGAAATTAATTAAGAGTAAATTATGTTTTTTTAACTCTTGATATTCCAGGTCTTGATACTCGTAAGTTAATAATTCCATTATAATAATCCTCGCGTAATAAAACCTCTTTGTCAAATTGAAGTTTAGCTTCTGCATATGCAAGTGCAAATTTTGACTCACAAAATTGTAATATTTCAAACTTGAAATTATTTTTACCGTGTATTTTAATATCTTCGTTTAATTCTCTTGAGGATGATGTGTATACTCTCCAGTCAGTTTCAACAGCTTGATGCCTTTTTTTTGTCTTACCTTTTAAAGGTTGCTTTTTTTTAATAGTTATGCATTGTTTTTTACCTATATATTTTTTATTTGTTATTATACATGTAATGCAATATATAAAGCCGAAGGGCGTAGTAGCTGTATTATAAATTACATTTTCCGCTAAATGCCAGTGACCAGTATCAATCATTTTTTTATTTTCTTACGGCGCTTATTTTTATACTTACCTTTTCTTGTAAATACAGCGCCGCCTTTTGGTATTTGTAACTTGCCTGGAGCATAAAAATCACTACTAAAAGGTGTATCTGGTGTAAATCCCCCTACACTACCTCCAAGTGCAGAACCTGCTGTGAGGTTTTCATAAAAAAACTGCTTAAAAGTTCCAGTTGATTTCATTATATAAAGTATTTATAATAATTCTGTGGAATTGCTAAATAAATATAAACAGGAAATCGAACAAGATCTCATAATAAACGATTTCAATATTAAAGAAGTTCAACTTAAACTCGCAAGTCGTAAACATTTTTGGGCAGCGCGATTAATCGATGAAAAAATTAACTTAAACAGTTTACTAAAAAGAAAAAAACAACTCAAAAAGGCATTAACTGTAAAAATTATAAACGAGGCTCCTGTCAGACTTACACAACAAACTGCAGAACAAGCAGCTGAAAACACCGATGAAATTATCAGTATTGCTGATAAAATTAAAGAGAGTGAATTTATAATAGAATATCTTGAAAAGGTAGAAAAAATTATGGTAAATTTACATTGGGATATCAAAAATATTATTGATATACAAAAAATGGAGCAATTATGATAGTTCTAGATTATTTGTCATCAAAAAACAAGCTCATAATAAAATGTGAGAATGAAAAAACATTTTCGCTTTTACGGGAGCACTTTAGCGTGGTAGATAAAAATTCTTCTTTTAAACAAAATCGTTTCAAGAGATATGGTGTAAAGATACCATCACGAAAATACTGCATCACACCAACAGGTCAGTGCGATATAGGATTATACGAAGAACTTAATAACTATTTTATTGAAAAACAAATAGTAGAAAAAATCTCTATAACACCATTATTGCAATCAGCTTTGAATATTGGTAAACAGTGGTTATTAAATAATAATTTAAATATACAACTACGCGACTATCAGAAAGAAGTAGTTCAAAAAGCTATAACCGCTGGCTGTGGTACGTGTGTTCTTGGAACTGGCGCTGGTAAGACTTTTGTAACAGCTGCTCTGATTGAATCATTTCATTTAAATGCATCACGTAAATCAACTTTTAAATGCTTGATGGTAGTACCGGATATAGGTCTTGTAGAACAAACCTATAACGAATTTCAAAAATCCGGTATTACTGCACATATTACAAAGTGGTCCGGTGCAAACACACTTGATATAAACGCAAATATAATTATATGTAATATACAAATATTGCAGTCACAGCTTGCAGAAAATAATTGGATAAAACACGTTGATCTGCTCGTTATAGATGAGTGTCATAAAATAAGACCTGACAACAAAATTAGTAAGATAATTACCACTATTAAAACGAGACACAAATATGGTTTTACTGGAACCTTACCAGAGGATGCATACGATCGTTGGTTTATTATCGGTAAAATAGGTCCGGTTTTATACAAAAAAAGTAGCTACGAGCTCAGGACTGAAAACTTTCTTTCAAATGTCGAGATAAAAATATTAAGGCTTAACTATAGTAATAATTTTATTCCTAAGACAGATAAGTCTGAATATAGAAGTGAGTTAAACTTCATACACAATTGTGATAAGCGCAACACCATTATACAAAGGCTTTGCCATAAACTTACAAGTAATACTCTCATTCTCGTGAATCATATTATTCATGGTGAAATTTTATTTAATAAACTCTCTCCTCTAACAGATAAACAGGTATTTTTTATACAGGGTGAAATAAATGTTGAAGAGAGAGAGCGTATTAAACAAATAATGGAAAAAGACAGTAACGTTATATGTATTGCTATTAGTGCTATTTTTTCTACAGGTGTAAATGTTACTAATATTCATAATATCATTTTTGCAGCTGGCGGCAAATCCTTCATACGTACAGTTCAATCCATTGGCCGGGGATTGCGCTTACATAATCAAAAAAAGCGATTACTAATTATAGATATTTATGAAAATTTAAAATATAGTATAAGACATCAACTTAACAGGCAGAATATCTATATAACAGAAAAAATACAATATACAGAAAAAGTTATTGATATTACTCAATAACATAATACTATACAGTATGTCTAAAGAAAATTATTATGTTGATCCTCATGAATTTAAAGAATCGCTTCGTAAATATTATGAAACAGACAACCTTACAGACGATCTGGCAGAGAATATTAAAAAAATAGCCTATGGTTTGAGTTATAATAGTTCCTTTATCAATTACACATATAAAGATGATATGATAGGTGATTCATTAATAAAAATGTATTCAGCTCTTAAAGGTAAAAAATATAGCTTCAAAGAAGAAACGAACCCCTTTTCATATTTTACAACAATCGCATTTAATGCTTTTGTTAATAGAATAAAAAAAGAAAAAAGACATCACGAGGCAGAAAAAAATTACAGAGAAAAGGTATATGAGGATATAATGACTGATCCTAGGACATGTAATAATCTTGTTTATATTAAGCCGTCTAGTAATGAAGATGGTAGTTTTTACGATGAAAATTAATAACGATAGAGTAGGTGTTATTTCCGACCTTCATTTAGGTGTACATTCAAACAGCCCCAATTGGCATGATATTGCTTTAAAGTGGGCGAAGTGGCAGTGTAGAGAGTTCAATAAACACAATATAGCAGATGTTATATTTTGTGGCGACTGGCACCACAATAGAAATGAAATATCTGTTAGTACCTTACAAATATCGGCTGATATTTTAGACATTTTTAGTGAATTCAATATTTTTATTGTAGTGGGTAATCATGATATTTTTTATAAACATCGCGTTGATGTAAATTCTCTATCTATTTTTAAAAACAGGCAAAATGTACATATAATTGATACTGTACAAACACTAACTTATAATAACAAAAATATTACCTTATGTCCATGGAATACCCAGATCGATGATATACCTCAAAGCGATGTAATATTCGGGCACTTTGAAATCGAGACATTTAAAATGAACGCATTCAGGGTATGCGATCACGGTCTAAAAGTTAGTTCGCTTCTACGCAAAAGTCCGCTAATT